ATCCTCGATGGCGGGCAGGTCACGTTTCAGGGTGAGGATATCCATCAGCCGAGCGCCGCAGTTTCGACAATGTTGCTGTTGATCGACAGCGACACGGTGAGGTCCATGGTCGCGTTGGCCTCACCACCGGCCCGCATTGCCGACATGACCAGCGCGATGAAACGCTCCTCGCTGGGGGCCGGAACCGTGGTGGCGGTATGGGTGCCGGATTGCGTGCTCGTGGTGGTGATCGCCGCACCGCCAGAGGTGGCCGACAGCGAAAATGCGTCGGTGGTGGGCGACTTGACGTAGTAGGTTGTGCCGGCGGTCAGGCCGGTCGGCAGGGCGCCCGTGGTGGTCAGTTGGACCGGCGTGCCCTCGGCCAGCCCGTGCGCCGTCCAGGACACCACACCCGGCGCCGCAATGGTGATGGTCACGGCGCTGGATTTGACCGTCGGCGTGTCGGCATAGACGATTTTGAACGCATAGTTCGATTTGGTCTTTTCCGCCGCCTTGAGCGCCGCCTGACCGGCATCGCCGCCGATGATGGCGAAGGTGTTCTCCATCGTGCCAGCGTCGCGGGTGCCCTTCTGCTTCGTCGCGCGCCCCCGGTTGATCAACTGCGTGTTGATTTCCTCCGCGCTGTCGCCGGTCGTGCCGGCCGTTTTCCAGCCGTCGATTTCAACCCACGTTTGCCCGGCGAAATCGGCGAGAGCGAAGTCCGCGTTCTTCGGGGCCAGAGCGGCTCCGATGTAGATTTTCGCCCCGGACACGGCGAAGAGTTCATTGCCTGCCATTGCAGTTCTCCATGCGAATATGACCGCCGAGGCGGTTGTTGATCCGGCAGGGCCGGGGATGATCAGGCGGCCAGCGCCTCGAAGGGGATCAGGATCGGCGTGCGCCAATAGGCGCCGTCGCGGTATCCGCTGCGCACCGATGGCCGCGTCGTGACGCGCACCGAACCACCGCCCGCGACCGGCAACCGCAGGTCAACGGGGAAGTGCGCCGCGATGATGTCGGCAAGGCTTTCCGCCTCACCGCTGCCACGGTTCAAGGCGGTGCAAAGGACCAGCGCCAGAGCGCCGGAAAACCGGGTCGCGCCGCCATGGGTCAGCCGCGCATTCTCGGCCCGCTCGATGCTGGCTTGCAGCCAGTCCGATCCGTCCGGGGTGAAGTCACGGTTCGGCCACGCCACCCCGAGCGGCGGCGAGACCGCAAGCTGATCCAGCCGCAGTTTCAGCGCGTCAGAGATTGCCCGGTTTTTCATAGCGCCTGCGCTTTCTGGACGTTCCGGGCGACGATGGCTTGCCACTCCATGGCGGCGTTGAGCGCGTAAAAGTTACCCGGCTGATTATAGGTGCGGCCCAAGCTGTCCTCTCCCACAAATCCGTATTCCATCCGCAGCGCGTATTCAGCGGACCAGCCGCCTATCATCGAATCCCCAAGCTCCATGCCCGCGATGGCAAGGACGTAGGACTCACCGCCGCTCATCGTGAACGTTCCATTGAGCCCTGCGACAAATGACGTGTTCCAGAGGTAGCCAACGGCCACCGGCATTCTGCCGCCCTGAGCTTTTGGCTTCTGGGCTATCTCAAACACATCCTGCGCCGACTGTTTCACCACCAGCAGCATTTTTTCCTTGGTCAGCCGCGCAAATTCGGCAACCTGTGCTTCAAACTTGCCAGCCATCAGAGATACTTGATCCTCACGTCCCAGAAACACCGGCACTGGATAATCTCGCTCGCAGGCGCCCCGAGGCTGGTGTCGTGCGGGTGCAGCATCCGCGCCCCGGTCAGGGGGCTGACAAAGGCCTCGTCAATCCCGGCCTCCATGCCATTCAGCGCCATGTGGCTATCCCGCGTCCGCGCGTCGCCCGTCGCCCGCCAGATTTTCTTGACCGCCGACCGCGCCACCTTGCCCGAGTCGATCAGTTGCCGAATGCCCTCCATCTTGGCGGCCTGCAACGCCCCGATTGTCTCCGTCCGCGCAATGGTCTCACCGCGCAAGGCCAGCAGCCGATCCGCATAGCGCCCCGCCACCCGGTCAATGTCGGCCTGCGAAAGCGGCTTGCCGTCGCGGATGGCCCTGCGGACAAGCGAGTCATAACGCCGGTCCCGCCGCTGGCGCTGAAAATAGGCAGCGTCCAGATTGCGCAACTCCGACCGTGCCCGGATCGCCGCATCGGTCTGTGCGCTGTTCAGCCCGATCAGCCCGCCCTCGCGCCGCCCGGTGGCCCGGTTGAGCGTGCCGACGATCAGCCGCGCCGTGTCGCGGGGGTTCTGGCCCGCCGCCTCCCCCATCTGCAGCGCCTCGCGCACGGCCTCGCGGATGTCGCCAAGGATGCCCTCGATCAGCCGCGACGAGGTGTCGCGCAACCACCGCTCCGCACGGGCGTTGCGCCCGTCGAAGCGGATAACGACTTTCCCGGCCCTGCCGGGTCAGGAATGACCGGCAATCCGGCAAGCGCCCGGATGCCCCCTGTGATGTAAGCCTCGGTGATTTTCATGTCGAGCGGGGCGAAAAACCCCGGGTCAAGGTTCAGCACCGCATAGAGCCGGGCCACGTCCTGCCGCTGGATCGCATCGACCAGAAGCGCAAGCTGCGCCTCCGAAGTCACGTCCTCGATGGCGCGAAGGAATGCGTCCCTGATCTGCGGTTCAAACTGATCAAGCAGCGCCTGCAGGTCGGCGGGGATTTTGGTCATGTGGCGTCACCCCGAACGATGGTCACGCGGGCCGCGATTTTCGGCGGAAGCTCGAAGTCGCTCGGGATGAAAAACCCAGCGCAGCTGTCCGGGCCGGAAATGACGTCGAATAGGTCGCGGTCACCAATCGACCGGCGCTCATATCTCTCCGATCCATGGCCGCCCTTTACTCCATAGGCAAGGACCCTTCTCGCCTTCGCCAAGGTGGCGGTGAATTCTTCGTTTGTCATGCCTCAAGCTCCAGACGATACAGCAGGTCAGTTCCACCGGGCGCCAGCGGCTTGACCTCTGCCACTCTGCACCATGTCCCGCGCACTTGCACGCGCCAGCCTTTTGCCGGGGTCACATCGGCGGCAATCGTCAGGGTCCGAACCGTGCGAACCACCAGACCGCCAGCATCCCTGACCCGGATTGCCCGGTCAATCGCCTTGACGCTGTGCAGCACCGGGTCCGCAAGGATCGGGTCAGAGGCGGGCCCCATCTCGGCGCCCGGCTCTTCCAGCGTGACTGCGAAACCCACATCGGCAATCGCAGCGGCAACATCTGCGGCGGTGGCGGCCCAGTCCTCAGCCATTGCGATTGACCTCCATCGCAGCGGCCTTGACCATTTCAAGCGCCCCGATCAGCGAGTTGCCACCAACTCTGCCGGCGAGCGACCAGCCAGAAAGCCCGTCGCAATAGACCGTCGCAAAAGCTGCCCCGACGATCTCGCCCGACCTCGCCCTTTCAAGAGCATCCTCGAGTGCCGCGACCAACTCAGGCTGCGGGGTTCGCTCCCCGGTCGGCTGGCCCCAGAGCGAATGCACGTTGCTCATGGTCACGCCCTCGCAATCGTCGCGCCGGTCGTGATCAGCCCGGACAGCCGGTCCATGGCCGCCGTCACCACGGGCCGCGCAGACGACACACCAGCGCCCCCGGCGAGCGGGGTCCACTTGATGCCGTCCACCTCGGTCAACACCTTCTGATCGCGCAGGGTGACGTCCGGGCTCAACACGCCGGGGCTTGCGACCTCCGCCCGCGCCAGCATGTGCTGCGCCTCGATCACCTCGGGCGGGATGCTGTTGTCGCTGACGCCATATCCGTTGCGGTCGATCACGCCAGAGCGCGGCCATGCCAGCGCCTGTGCGCGCCCATAGCTGGGCACCCCGGACCAGCGCAGAGCGTCCAGATACCGCACGGCGCGGCGGATGGCGGCCTCCTGCGCGGCGGTCGCCCCGGTCGCGGCGGTGCCGTAATAGGCCAGATGCCACGCGACAAAGGCCGCAGCATCCGCATAGGCCTCGCCGTCGCTGCTCCCGGTCCCGGTTTCGATGATCAGCGCCATGCGGTGCCTCCTTCGGCTTGGGAAAGGGGGCGATTGCCCGCCCCCTCAAAAAGCCGATCAGCCCATGACGAGAGCGATGTGCTCCGGCTGCACTGCCTTGAAGGCGTGGGCAAGGTGCAGTTCCCACGTCCTCATGCCGTAGCCCGCGATGTCAAGCAGCAGGTAAGTCATGCCGCGTTCGTCGCTGATGGCCATCTGGTTGATGGTCGGGTTCTCCGGGATCATCGGAGCGCGCATGACGCCGACAACCGCTGACCGCTCAAACGCGAGGTTCGCGGTGTAGTTGTTGCCGATGGTCATGGCGTTGGCAGTCGGAATGGTGACGCGCGCGCCGGGACGGTTCAACGAGATGGTGCCGGGGGCGGCCACGCCGGTCCCGATCACATACTTGTTGTTCGCATCCGCCACGAAGGTCACAACGTCACCCGCCAGCACAGTGCCGGTGCCGGTCACAAGCGCGATGTCGGTCGTGCCAGCGGCGGTGGAACCGGAAGTCACATAGGAGGCGCCGGTGCCCTTGGTGTGGATGCCGATGCCCGCGCTTTCAGAAATGCGGAACCCGAACTGCGGCAGGATTTGGCCGGTGCGGCGTTCCTGATCGGAGCCAGCGGCATATGCCTGCTGGAAGATGCCCAGCTTGCGCAGGTTCAGGGATGCCGCCGTGTCCATGGCGAACTGAAGGTCAGCCAGCGGCGCGCCGTTGTCCTGAAGGACTTTGCGGGCCTCTGCCAGAACGTCCAGCGTGGTCGCAAACGGCGTGGTGCCAGCCGCGCCAACCGCGCGGGATGCGCCCTGCTTGATAGCGGTCGCAGCCGCAATCTCGGCCTTGTTGCGCAGCGCCCGCATCCCCTGGGCGAGCATCTGCCGCACCCATTCCAGATCGTTCCCGCCGTTGGCAAGGGAAAGCTCCTGTTCCCCGGTCAGGTTCCAGGACACCTTGTCAAAGGTGAGTGGGCCGACAGTGACCGCCGAAGCAATGGCGTCATCGCCAGCGGTCGGGATCATCGCGGGCGTGAAGGAGGAGACGCTGCGCATCGGCGCAACGGGAACCTTCACGGTGTCGCCAGCGGCAACCCGCTTGCCGTCAAAGCGGGCGTCGATGGAGTCGATAACGCCGAAGGGCTCAGCCGACACAACCAGTGCGGCGCTGTAAAGAACGGGCGCAAGCGCCGTCAGAGTGTTAGCCATGATGGCCTCCTAGATTGTGTGATGACCGCCCGGCTTGAAATCGGGTCAGTCGGTGAGAATGGTTCCTTCGGCCATGGCCTTCGCCCGCGCCTTCGGAGGCAGCGCGTTGAATTCCGCCGTGGTCATCGTCTTCTGTGACTTTCCGCCCTCGCTCGGAGGCTTCCCGCCGCCGCCCTTGCCGCCGTCTGCGGTCAGGTGAGGGATCTTCGCGGCCAGTTGCTTGGCCAGATCGGCCAGCGTCGCGCCGCCGTTTGCCCCGCTGCCCACCATGGGCGTCTTGCCGTCTTCGGCCAGCACGCGCGGAACGCCGTCATCATCAAACTGGATGCGCGACCCGGCGAAGGCCGCCAGCAGGTCCAGCCCCTCGGGGATCACCCCCGCCTTGGCCAGTTCCGCCTTGAGCGATTCCGTCGCGGTGCGGGCCAGCAGGCCGTGCAGCTTGGAATCACGCGCGGCCAGATCGGCGGCGTGCTGCGTGCGCATCTGCTCGATGATGGCCGGGTCTGCACCCTTGGCCAGCTTCGCGCTGATCGCATCCGGGCTTTCCCCCAGCGCCTTCCACGCTTCGAGCGCCTTGCGCCGCTCAATAGCCTCACTCTGCGCCGTGACGGCCTTGCCCTTCCACGTCTCGATCTCCGAGGCGGGAACGAGCTTGGACAGGTCCAGTGCGAACTTGCCATCGGCCTCTTGCGCAAGGGGTTTCAGCGCGTCGGGCAGGCCCGAAACGTCATCCAGTTTGATTTCCATGGTGTCAGCGTCCCGCTGTTAGACCGCCATCCCGGCAGTCGTTTGTTCCTGAGTGCGCGCCATCCCGGCCTCGCCCTCGGTGATGATCCGGTCGTATTCATCTTCCGGATCGACGTCAGAGCGGATGAACCCGCGCCGCGCCATTTCGCGAATGGCGGTGTCTTGCGACAGCACGCCATCCCGCACCGCCGTCAGCAGTGCCGCAACCTCTTGGGCGCCCATCATCGTGACGCCGAAATCCTTGTTGACCTGCGCAGTCGGGCTGCCCGACAGGCTGCCATAGTCGCACATCCATTGCAGCGCCTGTTCCAAGGCGTCCTGCAGTTGGTCTGCCGTCATGGCGAGGATTGAGGTCTCCTTGTTGGCGTCCAGCATCTCGCCGGTCGCGGATTGCGCCCCTGACCGTGGGGTCAGGAGTTGCAGCCCGAAGGTTTCCATCTGAAACTCAAGGTCTTTCAGGTCTTGCCGCCCGGCCTCGATGGCCTTGCCACTGTGTTCGACCCATTGCAGCTTGGCATTCGGGTCGTCGGACAGCGTGGCCGAAACCGCGCCTATGGTGATATCCCCGGAAACCCCGGCGCCAAACAGGATCGGCACGCGGGCGTAATGCAGGATATTCCGCTGGTCGCTTTGGCTCTGCCAGTGCGCGATGTTGATATCCGCCAGATCGTCCAGCAGCGGCAGTCCTGTGAAAAACCCGGTGCGGTTGGCGTAGACCGCGACAACCGTGATTTCCGTCGCGTCGGTCAGGTATTCGTCAAACACCGCCCAGTCTTTTTTGGCGTCGGCCTTGCGGAACAGGCGGACCTGCGCGTGGCCATTGACCAGATCAAGGACACGCACTTGCTGGACCGATACCGATCCGAACTCGTCGGCGGGGTCAGGCTCTTGAACCTCCTCCATCACCCGCAGCTGCACCAGCCGCGTGAGGTTCTGGACCGTCTCCGCGCGCCAGCCAAGGATATCCTCAACCCGCAAGTGGGCCAGATAGGGCCGCAGGTTTTGAGCCTGTGCCACAGCCTGCGTCACCACGCCTTCACGGCGCGGGCTGTCGACCATGATGTAACTCACGCCCGGCCCGGAAATTGCATCCTCGAAGACCTGCCGCGCGAAGGTCGAAAGGTCGCGCCCCTGCATGTCAACGTTTTCGCACCACTCGACCAGCTTTGCATCTGCGTCGGCCAGTTCGACCGGCTTGGCAAACACCCGGCCAACCATATCCCACGCGGTCTTGCGGAAGCCGTTGAACAGCCAGGACGAGGCGAGCCGCGACCGATAGGCCTCTTCCGACTC